TTGAGCTTCTACAACTTGGTCTGGAATATCTTCCAGAGCAGTTAAATCAACTGACGTGAATGTATCAGCGTCACCTGAATCGTAAGTTGCGGCATCACCGTTTCCGGCAGATACTGCGGTTACTTTAGCGGCTTTTCCACCAATCCTAAGAACTTGACCTACAAGTATGTAAAGAGGAGCCGCAGATGCTACTGCATTTCCATATTTATCATAATCGCAAGTTAAATGAACTCCGGACATAGTGCCGCCAGAATTAGTACCTGAACCAGTTACCTTAGTATCCCAGTTTTCTGTAATAAAGTTCCTACGTTGCCACTGATGACGCTGTTCCAAGAATTTGAAAACGGGGTCGTCTGTAGACTCCTTCGCAACTTTACTAAGATAAACAAAAAACGGAGACTGCTGAGGAGCTAGTTCGGATACTCTCTCGCCAAAATTATAAATTCGGCGGGAGTCGTTGATGTTTATACCTTGCGGTGCAACACCAGTACTGTTACTAAAAGCATTTGCCATTAGTTACTCCTTGTTAGTTGAATCCTTAACCGAAAGGATTCCGTTTACTGTAATCACTAAGCATAGAGTCCATTACTGAGTCAGTCCCGCTTCCCGCAGAATTAGATTGAGATGGTACAACACCCATAGGTGTTGGCACCTGCTGTGCTCTTTTTCTTTGTTCAAAGCTTTCATTAGTTGATGTAGTAGTTACTGGTTGAACACTGTCAACCTGTCCACCATTTTGCATCCTATATAACTGAAAGAGGTTATCAACAGTAATATTCTTAGGGTCATCCATCACTCTTATGAAATTAGCCACTTCTTCATCAGAAGCTTTATAATTTGATTTCAAGTGTTGTGACATCTGTGACATATTTTGTTGAGTTCGCTCTCTATCAGCTTGTGCACGTTGAATATCTTCTCTCTCTTGTACTAGCTTCTGTCTCTCTTCTTGTACTACTGCTTGATTATATTGGTTGTGTAAACGATTATACTCATCCATATTATCACGCCAGTTATCTACTTCGTCAAGATACTGTGCTGAATCCGATTGAGGGTCATCCGTTGCGTCCTGCCTACTAAATCCTCGGGGTTTACCCGGTTTCGTTGGTGGGTCAGGAAACTGCTCAATTTCTGGTTCTCTTTGCTCTTCTGGCTGAGGTTGAACTGCTTGTTGTTCTAATGCCGAAAGGCGTTGTGCCATCTCTGCATTTTCATTACGAGCTTTATCAGCCTCACTTTGCCAGTATTGGTAACGCTTGACATCGTTATCAACATCAGTAGGTTCTGCCGTTACTCCTTCACGAGGTATCTCCACAGGGGAAGGCTCTATAGGAGCTTCAGATTCAGGTTGTTCCTCAATCTTATTTGCACGGAAAAATTCATCTACCAGAGTAGATTTATCCTGAGTTTGGTCAAATGCCGTCTCAGGGGTCATTTCATTCTCTTGACTTACGTCTGGGGTACCTTGTTCGGTAACCGCTTCTTGCGGTGCGAAAGCATCTTCCATTAGTTTGTCCTTTTCATTTTGTAGGCTCTATTGGACCTAGAGGTACTACTTATCTTTTTTTGCTTGAGCTACGGTATTCCGTACTTCGCTCTTTACCTGTCCAAGGGCGTCATCAAGGCGTTTCTCGAATAACTTGCCAGACGCTTTTGTCTGGGTTGAAGTCTTATCGAGTCCGCTTTTGAATTTTTCTAACTCGGCTCTTTGCTTAGCGTGGTAGATTTCTCTTTCACGAGTTTGCATATCACCTTTTAATTTTTTAATCTGTTCTTGTTGTTGTTTAACTTGTCCTTGTAGTTGCCCAACTAAATCTGTTCTTTCCAAGATTCCCTCCATATCGAATACTTCCGTTTTCTTTAGGACCTCTTTCTTGTCAATAATACCTTTTTCATAAGCATCCATATACATTTCAAGCTGTGCATAACGGTTTGTTGGTAATGTAGAACCAGTAACAACAACAACGTCAAAACTTCCTCTGGATATATCATTGATAACCTTTATCTCCCCTGACTTGTCATCATATAACTTCTTATTAATGGCGACTTCAGTCAAACTATTATTGGGATTTACTATTCTAACTACTTTTTCTGCCTGATATAGTTGTTGCATTAGAGGAATAGCAACCTTTGCCATTCTAACTAAACCAGTTTCTATATCCTGCAATTTTGATTTAATCTTTCTTTGACCAAATTCATCAAGAGATACTGTAGCTTTATAGGTATGAGGTGCCGCTTGTGAGTTACCCTGCATAAGTTCATATAAACCTAATGCGTGGTCAATATCTTGTTTGGCTACTTGCTCATTCTGATATAATGTATTAGGTAATGGTGTAGGCTGAACTGGTTGAGGTGCTCCAGAATCCATATCGACTTCTATTGCAACTCCCGGTTGTGCCCATCTTTGTTCAAAGTCCTGCATATCCACAGAACCGCTTGGTATTAAAATCTTTGTATTTGTACTTGTTGTTGCGTGAGCTATAATTAAAGACCGTGTCTTATTAATATACTCTTGCATATCTTTAACCATCCGAACATCAGATACCGGGTAGGGTGTTCTAGTGTGAATGTTCATAAACAAAACAATCGGATAGTGTTCCACAGGTAATATGCGGGAGTAGAGATATTGGTCTCCCATAATGACGCACTGTTTTACCCTTTGTACTGGAACCGACACGGTCTCAATTAATCCTTCGTTGATTAAATCGGCGTGAGTTACTTCCTCTATTTGAGGCATCTCAGGTGGGTCCTCACCTTCCATTTCTGCTTTTTGAACGCCTTGTTCATATTGTTGCATCAACTGAGCAATTATACCTTGAGCTTTCTGGGCATCCGTTATAGGTTGACCATTAATCTTTACAGCAGGTCTAGCTAGATACTCCTGCATCTCATCTTCAATAAAAACTTCTTCACGCTTTTCTATATTGTTCTTTACGTGGTATCGTTTAACCCAAACCTTGTAATAACGCTCATAACCCCTTATATATTCAGAGCTGTCGCCAAAATTTATATCGGTCTTTGTAGCAGTATCTTCGGGGAATACAATCCCCTTATCATCTACTCTTTGGGTAGTAGGTCTATCTGTATGTAAATCTGATTCAGCGTTCTTTATCGCTTCTTCATATTGTGGATACATCTGTTGAGCTTGGTCTTTAGTGAACATACGACTAACAATAATGTTCTCTGCATCTTCAGCTAACCTATCTCTGGAATTGGGGTCTACATATACATCAAGAGGGTCAATATCTTTTACAACTACTTCTCCTCTACCATAATCTTTCAAGGGGTCAATATATATCATCATAGCTCCCATACCCATTGTGTAGTAGTCGTCTATGCAGTTGCGGAGTGCCTGAGTCCCATCTGATATGTACCACATATATTCGAGTAAACCATTAAAGACCTGAGCAACCTTGTTGTCGGAATCTTCTCTTGGTGATACCCTGAATTGTGGTTTGCCTGAAGTAAGAAGTGCTTTTGCGGCTTCTACTGCTGGATGGATTCTGTTTACTACGAGTGGTGCTTGACCCCTCTCAAGTAAAGTCTTTTCTTGTTCTTGGGTCCACTGCCTTCCTAAGCGGAACTCAGCATCTTCTTGGGCTTGTTGTGCCCAGAGTTCCCTCTTGTTAGAATAAGATTTAAATAATGATTGTGTTTTTTCGACAATGTCCTTAGGGACTTCGTCTTCTCTCTCAACGTACGCCATTGGGGCGAAATTAAGGACTACATTGTCATCCAGTCAAGTATTTTTCTCGGTTTAGACCTAACTTCTCCTTCAACGTATTCTTTACGTCTACAAGGCTTTACTCCATCTATTGCATAGTATATCGCATCTAGAATATCATCGTGTTTACCCCTAGGGTAAGATAAAAATTCTTGTTGTGCGTGTATATCCTCATTCCTAAAGAAAAACTCTCCTCTAGCAAGAGGGGCTACCAAGGACAACAATCGCTCGGATTTTCTCTGTCTTGGTTTTATGCCCTTTTCGAGTCCGGGTATATATATCCCCTCGTCAAGCATCTGTTTTCTTACGTTACTCCGAAGTGCCTCTTGATAGCCCACAGTCTCAATCTTCATTTTCCTCGGCTTAAACTTCTTGTAAATCTTAATAATTTCTGCTGGCTGTATCGCAGGGTCCAACTTATCCCTGAGAATGTCAACAATATACTTATTCCCATCACCGTCAACAGCCATAGTAGCAATAACAAAGAAATCGCTCCTAGCGGATAGACTACTAGCAGGGTCGATGCCGCAATAGATGTCAACAGGTTTATAACTGGGTTCACCATCAATATACCTACAGAGTAAATTCTGTCCGTTAATCCTTTTATGGGAATAATGATGTAATTTAATATAATGTGGTTTAAATGGTGCATTATCCGGGCTTTGTGCTTCATTCATATACTCCTGATAAAATCCATTTAAGTTACCTACTGACTCAAATTCAGACTTTATCTGTAAAATACGTTCGTCTGGAAATCTTTCTTCCCAGATACTCTTCCCATCCTCTCCGTAGATAGCGTACCATAGAACATACCACGCTGGAGATTCCTTAGCCCAATATAAGAAACAATCTTCAGATATAACAGTACCAATCATAACAACTCTACCATCGTCAGATAATGATGGTATTACAGCTTCTGTTATCCACTTTCTATTCTTTGCTCTTCCTTCTGCCGTTGCGGCATTTAATTCTGATTCGTAATCATCTACAATAATGAGATTAGGACGAGTATCACCTTCAATAAACCCCCGAACACGCTGACCAGTACCAACAGCAATAACCCTCGCTCCATTAGCCAAGACAATGTCATTGTTGGTCCATCTTTTTGCTGTTGTTGCACTATAGTCTCCAAACATTTGTTTGAACTGCTTTGAATTATCAAGATGATACTTAATCCTTGATAAGAAGTTAATACTCTGTGATTGTGACTCAGATATAATAACTATGAAAAGGTCCTCGGCTGATGCTTTAAAGGCTATTCTGTGAAGGGGTAGAATCAAGGAGGTCACAGTACTTTTCGCAGTTCCACGAGGAGCCGCAATCAGTACACGCCTTTTATCACTATCAGCCAAGGATTTATAAATTTCGTGGTGGAAAGGAGGTATATCCTTATTCAACGCTGTAGGAAACATAGTTCTTCCAAAAAGACCTATATCTTTCCTAAGCTTTTTCAGGGCATTTTCTTCAGCCCATTTCTCCTCAAAGGAGTCTATAACAACTTTAGGTTCCTTTTTTACCTTGAGCACCTGTTTCAACAGGAACCTCCTGCTTTCTAATAGCTATAAGTTTACTCTCTTCTTGATTGATATTATCTATCAATGCACGAGTTTGTGTAGCTTCTAGTTTATCGGTAACTGTAATAGTCTCTTTGTCTTTCATTCCGTGTATTTCCATACCATCATTAACGAAACCCCTTATTCCATTAACATCTTCTTTTTTAAGTGCTATATCTACTCCCTTCTTCATTAAGTCAATAAAGTAGTCCGCATCCATCATATTGGAAGCCAGCATCTTCTGTGCCTCATCTCTTTTCATAGTTTTAAAACTCTCCGTACGCATATGGCGTTTTAGTTTTCGGCGTTTGCTTACTGATACACTGCCATATACTTTATCAATAGCAATATCTCTATCTTCTGAGATTGCCGCCCAAAAGGCTAAGTCTTGGTAATCCTCTGAATTACATCTGACTTCGAGCCAATTCTTTCCACTCATAGTAGTGTTAGTAACTCTTCCACCACAATTAAGCTTTTTCTTAGGATATTTACTATCCCACATAATATAACCAAAAGGGAACCTATAATAATAGCTCTTTCTACCTTGTACATCGACATATTCCTTCTTTTTAATAATTTTAGCTACATATCCGTCATCTGTTAAGGCATATTGTCCCTCTTCAGCATCCTGCCAGTAGTCGAAGTCTATATCCTCTTTTAATGCCTCACCTGATAAATATATAGTATAATCAGTAGGACCGGTGTCCTTGTGTTTTATAGTTACCGTGAACAAGGAACTATCTTAGCCTGAGAGATGTGGACATACCCTATCTTCTTATCAATCTTGTCATCTTCTCCGCCAAATGCTGTATTTCGGGGTAAAAGACGAGTCTCCCACTTATAGTTAAACTTCTTTTTATTAAGGTGTGTTATGTTAAATACATATATATTAGGCTTTACGACTACTATATAAAGGAAGTCTTTACCTCCTATATCCGATACTCCCTTATTAGCCATATATTTATCCCATTCTATTAGACAGTCATCGTAGTGTTTACCACGTATCTTGATTTCAGCTATATATCTGCCTTCTTCTGCATCATAACTAGAGTATTGTTCCCCAGTTAACTCAAATTTAGTGCCATTCTGCTGATTAATCCAATTACATACGCTTTCTTCTGTTATAGGCTCTTTGATAGAGTCTTCAACCACCTTCTCAGTGGTATCCCTACGTATATCGTTAGAATGTTCCAGATTAGGCGTAGGTATAGGTACCCTATCCTGCCCAGTCTTGCTATTATCCTCTTTATATCGTTCATACGCCTCCATTATTGCGTGGTATTGCTTACCCCTGTTTACTTCAGACTGGAACCCAACGATTTGGGACAGTTCTTCCCACACCAATGTGTGATTTAGCTTTCCATTTGGTAACAGATAAACAGTAATATCAGTAATGATACTCATATAGTGCGAAACAACCCCTTATTTATTAAATCAAGTTCATACGAACTAACCACAAAATATACTAATAATGTAATAAGTATATTAAGAGTTTGCAATAGTAAGAATTTCCTTTAAGGTTGTCCCTATAGGTGCTTCTACAGTAGCTACTTACTGATTTAGGCTTATTTTTTCTATATCTTCTTTTATTTTAGAGGACACAATCCTAACATTCTCCCAGTTATTATGTAACCAACACCAGTTGTCACCCTCTCTGACTCTAACATACTGATGCTTTGTACTGTCATTAACTGCAACTATATCGTCAAATACGGTGTTATCGTAGTCTGACTCTTTTAGCTGGACGCTCCCCATTATATACAAAAAGATTAATATTGGTACTTTTAACATAAAAAAAATTACATAAAAAAACTTTTAAAAAATACTGTAGAATGAGGGTACGTGATATACATTGCACCGTACCCCGTCCCGTTTCACGGGGTGGGTCCCGAGGCTCTGTTGAGACTGAAAGTATCAGTCCCAACGGTCGAGCCACCCCCACCGCCGTGCTACTGGGACAGCGTACTGATGGTGCGAATCCCCTGCTAGTTGTGATATATATCCATATATCATTTTTCTTAACATAAACATAAAGGTAAACCATTATGATTACATTAATAAAAAAGTTCAAGTCCCTGTGGTCCGAAGTCACGTATAAAGATGCCAATGGCATCTCTAGAGTGAAGTTCTGGCTCACTGGCACCATCGCAGATGCAGACGCTCAATCCTTTGAGCGTTACAACGGCGAGCAAGTTGAACTCAACGGTAGTTCCTACATCCTAACGGTCAGACTTGCTGGTACACAGTACCAGTCTAAGTCAGGAATGATGCTTGCTCGCAAGCAACACTCTGTAGAACTACGTCCAGATACTCGCAAGTATGTGGATTTGGGTTCAATGCTTGGCTAACCAAGCCTTGCACAGCCAGTGCCCCAGACGTGTGGGCGAGCCTTCAGCTCGTCCGCACCTGTTGCGAGTACTCTATTTTATCACACCCACTAAAGGAATCGAGCAATTATGTTAGACTTTATTATGCACTACAGTGAGCTAATTATATTTACCCTATTACTGGGTATTATGTGGCTCGGCTGTTTCATTCTCTGGATGACACCAGACGAACATTAAGGGTTATCTTGAAGTGTGACCCACTTCTTAGGTTGATAATATAGCAACGAGATAACCCGTAAAGATTTATATAATTAGTATGTACTAAACGAGAGTATGGGTCGTTCCCCTTGTATCTAAAACGCAGGCTGAAATCTGCGGGCTAACTACCATTTACTTGCATTACGTAGGTTAGTGTACTCTCAAAGATTTTATAATACGATTTCTACTAAAGGAATCGCCAATCGTAAACACATAACGTGGAGGAAGTATGGCAAAGAAAGCAAAAGCCAAATCACTAGTTAAGGAGATAGTAATATCTCGTGGTGCTACTATGGAAATGGTAGTTTTCCAAACACCTATAAAGGGTGTTAAAACTCGTACGGGCAAACAAGCCTACACGAGCGTCACTAAGCATCGCAAGCGAAAGTGATTTTTATCTCGCACTTGTTAGTTGAGATGGACTCCGCATCCATCCTTATCTCTCTCTTGTTTCACATACTAGCAAGTGCAATTTATTCCTTTCCCAAGGACATCCGTGTTATTCATATGGTTCTTAATGGTGCCAGATTCAGAGTCAGGCATAGTGCCACCTAGCACTGCACGGATAAATTTTAATACAGTTAACCCTTAACAGGAGATAATATGAAGAAACCCAAGTGGCATTTCATCATTAACGGTAGGCTCATTACCGTAAGAGCATCAACCCACTACGGAGCTTTTCGCAAAGCACGTGGAATCATTACCTGTGGGTAAGGTAAAATCTCAATGGCTGGAGCATCTCACAGAGGTGCTTCAGTTATCTGAATTTGAATTAATGAAGTATTCATTAAAGGAAATCGACAGTATGCTCGAGAACCACGAAAATTCATTAATTGAACAAGTAAAAGAAACCGATGATTATATCGACCAACTAGCCAAAGAATCAGGCTGGGATGTTGACGTTGATGAAGACGGTCATATTTTCATTGTTAACTCTGAAGGAGGAGTAGCGTGATAGACGGATACTTATTCCTATCGGATTATCTTGATTTACTTTTAGTAACTGGTTATTTATTACTATTAATTAGTACATTTACACTAATTATGGTAGCCAGATATCACGTAAAACAAGTACAAGCTCTTGATAAGCAAGTAGAATACTGGCGTCAAAGAGCTTTAAAGTATAATAATCCTGATAGAAACAAGAAAGACGGCAGTTATTATGCCGACAAGTAAAGATTCAATGCCGATAGGGGGGGACGCATCACCGTATCAGTGTCCAAATTGTGCTTCAACAGATACTATATTCGAAGAATGGGCGGATAGTCGTGGATTTCCAGACTATCAAGGTCATTCTGAATTAGGCATTTTATGCAACGACTGTGAGCACGTTGTAGAACCTGATGATATGGGTTCCCTTCTAGACGAAGAACATTGAGAATCCAACCCGAAAGTATTAGAGCATCGACATTTAAGGACGCACTTGCTGGTCAAACAGTTTAATAGCCGTCAGCGATTCGTGTAAGTCCTGATACTTTATTTTCATTTTTTAATTACCAAGATTTAATAGAAAACTTGGGGAGGCGTTGCAACAGGGAAAGCTACCTTGATGTAATTAGCCGTAGCTAGAGCCACAGAATACATCTTAACTAAGGGGATGCTGTGGGCTGTCAAGTGCGTAGTTTATTAGACGGGAGTTTAATAAGATGCCACTTTGCCAAAGAGCCGTAAGGGGTCATAGGCATAACCGTCAAGGATTGGCAGTACGTTATGGAAACTAAAGATAAGAACTTTAGTATATCGGAACATCATAAAGAGATAGGCGAGCGTTATCGTCTCTAGTCTCTTACTAGTAGGTCATCAGTCCAAGTTATGGAGCAATTCAACAGGATATGATATAGGATACCGGGTTTAACCGACTTTAGTCCTAGCCGCATACTCGAGAGAGTGAATGAGTAGATGTACACGAGGCTTTCAAGCCGAGACCCGAAAGGGCGATAAACCAAACTAACCTGTAATAACGAGGTAATCAGTATGCTAATAGAATGTTATCACTCTGTTAGATGTAACTCTGTGCTTGAATCTCGTCTAGCCCCCTTCGATTTATAATTGGCGTAGGTGCCCCAGATAACCCACTGGGCGACACGATGTAAACTTCGTTTGAAGTGTCATACAAATGAGCAAGTGGTAGGTATTACTGTACCTATCCTTATCAGCATTTACGCCAATAATGTAGTATATTTCGCACATAATCGCCAAATAACATAATATTTTTAGATTTAGTTCCCAAAACTGGGAACTTTACATTAGGGTAGTCTCACTACCCAGTACCTTTGGGGATTTCATTATCCTGTGATATTAATAGTCGACAATATTGGTTAATACCTTACACGTTATCACTTGAAAAGTTGTCCAGAAGTGGTGGGACATCAATCCCCATTAATTTATTTTTTCATTAAACCCTAAATAAAGGAGTCAGTATGCAGTATAAAAAGGTAACACTAGATAAACTAGTACCATCACCTTTTAATCCACCTATGCGTGAGAAGAAAACCAGCGTATTAGCTAATAATATCAGAGACAATGGATTGCTTGTCCCTATAATTGTGGCTAATGATATGACCATCGTTGATGGACATAGACGATACATCGCATTAAGCGAAATAGCAAAACAGAACAAGAAAAAGCAATCAGAAGTAGAAGTATCCATAATTAGACATAATAGTAATTCACACGAGGTATATGACAGAATGTTCATTGCCGCTAATGAAGATACAATGTTAATTAATGGTAATCAGTATCTATGGAGATACCTCAAAGGTGCTCCAATACCAGCAACACACTTATCTCGTATTAAATGGCTAGAGAAAGCATTAGGTAAAACTTATGCTAACGGAATGTTCCATAGAATACTAGATGAAGGTAAGTCAGCTTTGACCTATCAAATGGTAATGGGTATTTATTGTAGATATATGGACGTTAAACCTTTTACACAAGATAAAAGGAAAACGCCAATGCGTCAATTAGCATATTTCTTGCTAAATGTAGAGACGCCATATAGAGTAAAGAGTGCTATTGCACACTTTATTCCTGTAAATACATTAAGGAAGTGTGTAACAAAGAAAAAGTTGATTGACATCAAGTTTGTTAACCCTAAATAAGGAGACGCTAATGCGTAAAATAGTAAGGATACTTAAGTATATACTGATGCCTTGGAAGAAGAGTACCAATGCAATATGGTATCAAGTAAGACAGCATCAAAGAAGAATCAATGGTATCACATTCAAATTGAATGAATTAGAACTCTGTTTAGAGAGCGATAGGGCAAAGGCATTGAGCAAGCCCAAAAGGGGACGCCCTCGTAAACAGCCTTCAAAACCCCTGACACGCAAAGGAGCCTAATATGGCTAAAGTACTAGTACAGACCTTTGGTGGTGTAGTAAAAACTATGGACGCAGACAATCCAGCAGGATTAGCTGAAGCCCTTGGTATGTCTTTAGACAACACCACAATCAATGTCAACGCAAAGAAAGCGGAAGCTAATACGAATCTCAGAGATGATGACTTCGTAGCTTTTGTTACTGATAAGGTAACATCTGGTCTAGCGTAGACTAAAGAGATTCAGTAGGTGGCGGCTCGGCAACGGGTCGTCACTCTGATGAATAAAATAATTTTCTAATTAAATAAGGAGGAAGTATGCTACAAGCTAAAATCTTTCTAAAGAAATGGATACGAGAGAACGCTAAATATCAGAACAGTTCATTACGTACTTCAGAAGTACAGAATTTAGCTGATGATATGATAGGAAAACTCGATATCCATCATACTAGTACGTATACAGTATTTAGAGAAGGCACTAGGCGTATAAATAACGAGTTCCTCGTTAGGATTGGCAAACCTCAATTTAGAGGTACAGTCAATTATACATTGCCTAGCCATTCTTTATTATTTAATACGAGACGACCAACAGATGTAAGAATAGTTACATCAGGCGACTATGAAATACCTATGATTGATAAAATTATAGCGTCTCAACTTCTCCATTGGGAAGGCAGAGAGTATACACCTTATCAGTATACAAAATTTCAAAACCTACTAAAGGATACAGCAGTCCATCCTCACGTAAGTGCGGAAGGGCAACCTTGTTTAGGTGGATGGTCAAATGCTTGGTCTAGTGCAATATCATCGGGACAGATACCTTCATTGGTAAATGTTGCGAAGTCCTTTTTAAATACTTGGACATCTAATGACGCCTATTGGAATATCAATAGCGACTATAGATACTGGCGTATGATGCCAGAGGTATTTAGGAAAGCTACTCCTTTTGTGTCTTACTTAACTTGTAAAACATATTGGTATGAAATATCAAATAGGAATTATGCTAGGACTGGTAATGATTATGCACGAATCCCTAGACATACAAAGTTTAGAGATTGGATGATTAACCATATAGATGAAGTTGTTGCTTTTGCCGCATTGTATGATTTCGATGATACGTGGGGTTTAAGGTTAATGAACTTGTTTAATGGCTATGGTCTAAACTCGTTTGTAGCTAGAGATACAGAGTCTAACACTTTCGAAGATTATAAAAAGTTTTATAGTTTTACGGAAGGACTTTTTTACGGGACAATAGGTAAAATCAGTAGGACTTTAGGATGTCCAGATGTGATTAGTTCACAGTTGGCATCTGAAGCACTGATAAGTAAGCCAAAGGCTTATGTTACCAAACCTTGGACCCGTACAAGTAGTCAGATGGGAGTTCCCAATATGCTACTTATAAGGTTGATGGAAGATTCTAGGTCGAAAGCTATTGCCGAGACTAGTGGACCACGCACGTGTGAATTTGCTAATCTTATGGAATATCATCGAGTTTTAAATAATGGGAAAACCCCAATGTTTAATACTTGTATTCCAGAAGACGTAGCGTTGAAGAGCATTGCGTACTATCTAGGTCGTCATAATGTGGATTTACATAATTCATATGAATCGCTAAGGACACTTTCCAGAGTAATCGGGGGAGATGTCGAGTTCTTAAAGAATGAGGACTCATATCAAGTGGCTTCAGGTCTTGTTGCGTTTGCCAGAGGGTTTTACAACTCTATGGGAGACGAACTCCCAGTACATACTGAGAGATATACAGACCATTTTGCTAACATTGGTATTGAGTATTATTCTAAAATCGTTAACGAGTACAGCTCTAAGAGGTTATTAAATGCCAGAGACAAGTATAAAAGCATCGTTCGAAATATCAATTTCGGAGATGATTCAGAACAAAATCAATTATCTGCTTTCTAGGTTTAAGAAAACAGAGTGGTCTGGACCAGCTTGGTATAGTATTGATAAGGTTGATGCGGACGGCTTCCCAACGGAAGTCTCCCTTCAATACTTCAAGCCTATTCATCTTGGTCACGGAACAGAAACAGAGTTAGACGGAGACATTATGGGTAAACTATTACCCAAGGTTTATAAGCGTTTCCCTGATTTAAAAGACTGTTTCCTAGGATTGATACACTCTCACCATACGATGGGAGCATTTTTAAGTGGTACAGATAAAGATACAGCTAAAGAGCAAGCCATCAAGGATGGTGTTTTCTTTAGCACAGTTGTAGCTTCATCTGGAGAGCCATTTGATTGTTGCTTAACGTATAAAGACCAGTTTGGCTTTACAAACTTGGTAGAGGGTGAAGTAACAACTCCAATTTTAGCTGTTGATATTCCTCAAGAATGGAAACAGGAAGCCACTAAAATAGAGAAAGCTAAGAAGAAAGAGAATAAGGTTACATATACAGGGTATAATGGTAATCAAATTTCTGCTTTCGGATATGGCAGAGGCTATGGTAATGGTTATGGTTACGGCATTCACGGTGTGGAAGCACCTGCTGAACCTGCTAAAAAAAATCTGACGGAGTTGGAGACTCAACAGTACAACCAGTCATATGCTTGGGACCAACAGTCGGAGGTCTCGAAAAAGGAGACTGAGTTGATGGACAACTTAGTAGATAAATTAAACAGTGGTGAGTTACATTATCACGATTTTATCGAAGAGTGTCGAAAGGATTGTCCTAATATAGACCCTCATTTGTACATAGATGCACTAGGAAGAAATTTCTATTGATATTACAAATAATACGGTGTATATTCGAAAATAGGGCTGGGTTGCTCTAAATCTTGGTCGCATCCCAGATTTACGACAGCGAGTGTTAAACGCCGCCGCTCAGCCCTAAGACATACCCTTCCACAAAATTAAAATATAAGCTGTTGAAGCCAGCAAGTAATAAAACCGTTTGCGTGAGCTAGAAAAGTCCTTACAATACAATACAATACCAGAGAGCAATGCTATCGAGTGTGTTGTGTATTACAAGCAACTATATTGGCAACAAAGCCGGATACAGCTTATTTTTCATAATCAATAAATAAGGAGGTACAGTATATGATGACTGTTCCACAAAAGAAGTATTTCTGCACAAGAATAGATGAAATCGTAGCAGGAAAAATCAATGAATTAAAAGATATATCATCTGGGCATTCAAAAGACATTGCAATGATGGGTCTAGCTCAAGGGAAAATAAAATACCCTACGATAGACATCGTCAAAACAGCCATTAATAGAGAACTAGATAATGGAAAAGGCGGATTCTATGGTACAGGTAGTTTATGTTCGATTGACATTGAAAAATTACTCATAGGATTCGAAGAGTTTAAGAAAAGTATTGATTCACAAGTAACTGATGAAAATACATTTATAAGAAAACAGCGTAATAAAATAAACGCTGAAGCAACCCGTATAAAAGACGTTGCGATGTTCGGCTCCGAGGAGGCGGCACACGCAATGCTGAAGGAGTTCGTTGAATGGGAAACAAAATAAAGACTAGATTCCTTAGGAATAAGGACTTAGTTCCATTGTCACGTCTAAATGAGGTGTCGGTGGTAGGTTTAGGAGGGATTGGCTCATTCTTAATACAAGGATTAGCTATGATGGGCTGGCACAAGGTTATAGGTTATGATGGAGACGTCATAGAAGACCATAACTTAAGTACCACAGCCTATCCGATTGATGAAGTCGGAAATGCTAAACGTGATTCAGCTCAAGGGTTGTTTCAAAGGTACGCAGAGGATTGGCAAGAATTTATACCAGAAGAACATTTTGGTGTAGATTCTAAGGCTACTTCTAAAATGATAGTATGCACTGATGATATGGAATCAAGGAAAATGATATTTAATCGTTGGCTTGATGAATCTAAGGAATACTGGATGCACCCAGCTTGGGATAGGTCATTTTTCATTGACCTCCGTATGGGTGCAACAAGTGTTGAAATGGTTACGTGTACAATAGGTAATGATGAAAATTATCTATCAACTTGGGCACCCACGCATACTATTCCTGCCGCACCCTGTAGTATGAAACATACCGTATTCGCTACAAACCATATAGTGTCTTTAGGCTTGGCACAAGTATATAATATAGTTGCACAACTTGCATATTATGACTATATTTGGACCAGCCTGAACCCAAATATGGTAGAATTTGGTACTTTAATAACTCCAAACCTGAAGGAGGTATCTATTGATACAAGTAAGAAAAGTGTCGACCGATTGGACAGCAATGCCATCGGGACTGACATATCTCATCATAGGACAGCCTAAAACTGGTAAAACTACAGCAGTATCTCGTTGGTCTTCTCTAGGTCATAAAGGTGTCATAGTAATTGACACCGACCTAGGGTCAGACTTCGTTAATAATGCTAACGTGGTTACGTCAACTAGTTTAAATGCTCCTGTTCGTCCCGTTGAAAAGGACGGCAAACAAGTGGTTGAAAATGGTCAACCCAAAGTAGAATTGGTTCCACCAGATGAACGAGGCTTTAAGTTTCGCTCAGGAGACGATAAAGGTAAGCCAATGCCAGTATACTCTTTAATAGAAGTATATAATTGGCTGAAAAAGGATTGGGACGAATTGCCATACGACACCATAGTTATTGATACTATAGGGGAAGTTAACTCGTGGATTGAACACGCAGTTATCAATGAACTAGGTATTACAGCTATGGGAGAAGGTCAATGGGGTGCTGATTGGGGCAAAGCTAGACGTAAAAATCTAGATGTCATCAAACGATTTCAAGACCTTATGAAAAAGAAAGGCGGGAATCTAGTGTTAGTAAGCCATTCCAAAACATCACAGATGCAAGATGGAAAGGTACAATTAGCACCAGAACTTCCACGTGGATTAG